TTCCGTTCTCTTTTTTTTTTTTTTTTTTTTTGGTATTATTACCCCAAACGGTCGCGTTCGGCAAATAACCCTGGGGTCCTCTCCGGGGCTAGAACAATATCATTCTAGCTCCAGTCAAACCCCCGGGCTATCCACATCGTCGGTGGTGGCAACAAGGTCTCGATCGCTAAACAAAAATCGGAACCAACTTTTCTAAACATGGCATCGGCCAATGACAATTCATCATCATTATAAAGAACTATATTGTGGTGAACCTCAGCATTCTTGAACAAAAACTCCGTAGCTATCTGAGGTTGCAAATACGCATTATAATTCGTATAGGACCATGCATTACTCCCTCGGTACGGGATCGTGCATTCTATGATTGGTTGCTTACTGGCTGGTGTTATTACTGTTCCGGATCCAAAATTAGACTCTGGTGGGACCTGATCTGCATCATAGTCAAAAGGCACATGTGTCTGCTGCCTTAGACCATCATCACAATCTCCCAATGAAACATACAAATATACATTTTGTTCTCGTATAGCTGCATCTCCATTCATACTAATCTTGAACCCCATTTCTCCTTTGAAGTACATGAACATACTCCCAAAGTACGAAACATAATCATTCGTAAAATACCATGAGTTATTAACATCTAAGTCTTCTGACCGATCTATTGGCGGATACCACCACGGCGCTGAAAAGCCTGGTAGTGCATCAGGTTCTGGTTCATCTGTGGTACTATCATAATGAAAGAAAGGAACGGCTCGGCTCCATATCTTACAATAATCAACTATATCTTCCAGGTAAACCATCGTCCCGGGATCTTCTGTAACCATCTCCCGCGAATACGCCTTATCATGATCTTCTTCTAGTTGTAAATAAACTTGTCGAAAAACTGCTGCTTGAACCGGATCTTTATCTTTCTCATCCAGGCTCACAACAATGGGGGATTTAATTTTCTTCGCACGCTCTTTTCTGAGACGCTCGCTTCTTGCAACTTTGATCTGCTGCCTTCCGCGGACACTGTTTCGATTTGCTGGGACCGGATCGAACTCCGGATGATACATTCCTGGTGGTAGTGGCTGGTAATACTTAAAATCTGCTCCTGCCGACATATACACATAAATGGGTATTACTGGGTCAATATTCAACATCGTACTCACAACTTTCGCTCTTACCGTCAAAATAGTTGTGTATGCTCCAAAATCCGTATTGTTCGACGGAAAATTGTCAAAAACTGGCATATAATCATTCATTGTCAGAAAAGGCATAGGAACTATCGTATGTCGCGTTGACGAAAATGTTGTAACGTGCCTCGTGATGTCCGAGGTAGGTTGCGCCAAATCCGCCAAATACGGATATCGTATCTCTGTTTCTAACTGGACCTGTACCATCGGATGACCTAATACTAATATATGTGCATTAATATTACCTCTCCAGTACCTCGCTAACATTCCGAACCAACGAAAATATGTTGCCTTATTATACACGGCATCAGTCAAACCTGAATAAACTCCAAACGACACTGGGTCATTTGAGAACCATTTCCAATCAGTTTCTTCTGTTGTAAACTCCGTTATATACTGTGGCCTCGATAATATCTCGTGTACCTTCGGTATTGGATGTGATCCATTATTTGTGGGCCGAAAGAAAATAGGCGTTGTATTTGGAAAATCTACTGACGTTGTATCACCAAAATAAGCTTGTTGTACGCTTTGTGGCAAATCATATGTTCCCATTTCTCCAATCTCATCTATGCTTTCTTTAGCAACATAGCCTCCTATTACTTCTTCTGCAACTAACTCTGGTCCTACTTCGCTCGCAATTAACGTTGCGACTTCTGCGACCACAGCTGCCTCCATCTGCCTAAATACAGCAGGCTGTGCTTCTGGCGTTTCATAGACCGTAGGTCCATACCATTTAAAACCGTTAAACTTCAAAAACATCATTAAAACGGCCGGCTTATGTACTGTCGTCACAAATGCCGAATTCGGAAGCAAATCCCACCATAGAAAAGGCGCTCCCCATATCAATCGCTTGTCAGGGGTAGACTCATCCGTTCTATCCATAGCTCTATAAGACATCACTGGAAATTTGTAAGACCATGGTATTGTAAAAGACACATCGGCACTTGTTCCAAACCCCAACATATGAGTGTAAGGTCCATTGTACCAACCCTGCCTTAACAAATCCTTTGACATAACAACTGTCATGGTTTCAGCTACGTCCTTATCATAATAGTCCTGATAAGGATACCAACCAACGTGCAATCCGCCCACTAACCCTTTCGGATCTGAAACTGTGAACCTTACATCAATTGAATCGTACTTAAAACCCCAATAGCGTTCTCCTGAACATTTTACAAATTGTGCTTCTCGCAATATCTTATTAATAACAAAACTACCAAACGTCGGCGAAACTGTGGGTCCTATTGGAATTCCAAGTGGTTGCGACATAAATTCATGTACCGCAAACAACCTATCTGACCATTCTAACCTATCTCCTTTCACCGTATCTGTCATATTTCGAAAGTTGTGAACAACTTTCTCTTTAGCGTGTGTTTCTGGTCCAACCCATTCGGATTGGATCGACTCTGTCTTAAATTTCGGACTAGTATTCTCTACTTTATTCATAAATTTGTTAAGTGCTCGAACCGCGCTGGTAGTAACGTAACAGTGTGGCAAATTAATCCCTCTTGCTCCCAAGGTTCGATGTTTTACGTCATCTCTGACGGGACCTTTAACGTCCCGAGACGTTACAAATAGTCAATAGTAGGTATACTTAATCTCTGGTCGATCAGTATACGAAAGTACCGGTAGATGAACTGGCAAATGATGAACCGAAATAAACTTTCGTATCAAATGTGCAATTTTGTCAGCATCCTCTCTCGGCCACTCTAACAATTCTCGTGAAACATTGCCCAAATTAATTTGTAGCTGTTCTACTACGTAATCAGGCGAAGCGTTTGAACCCGGAAACCGTATAAAATACAATTGCGATATCAATGAGTTATAATCCAACGGAGCGTGTACCACCCCATGTCTTAACTTAAATGCTCTACTCAAAAACACTGCATCATCAATAGTAAACTTTTGATTTGGCGTATTTATATCCAATACCATTTTGTCTGGTGTTGTTAAAATTATTCCAAATAAGTACTTAAACACTGTTACTATATTAGTCGTATTCCACCAACCATAACGGCTAGCTGTTATATTATCATCCGAGTATAAAACTATTCTCAGTTCTTTCAAATCCACTGGCGTATCAAACCTCTCACATAAATAAATATATGCCACGGCATGAAATACCCAATTATTTAAAGTGTTAAATATCGTCGTTGCCCAATTTCCTGATGAGCCACCTCTATTTATCCGGCGCCCTCTACCTCGACAAAATCGAAGTGCTTGTATACACGACATATAAGCCCAAGCCACAAACTTAAATGCAAAACTGTCTGGATCTCCTCCATAACATTTACAAAAATAAGGTAATATAACTCTTGCCATCCACATTGCTGCGACATGATCCCATCCTGCAATATCCATAAATTGAACATTATATCCGTCAAAATATCTATATATCATACCCCAAGTAGAACTACCTGGATTGATACCACACATTGCTGGTGTATTCATAAAAATTCGTTTAGTCTTTCCAACCCAATCACCCAATGCCATCTTCACCAAGATATTATCCCGAG